TCATAATCCTCTGTTAATAAATCTTGTATAGGATTTGGTGATACTTGAATTTCATCCATATATGCATTACATTTTGACACTACTTGCTTGTATGAATTCTCTATTAATTTATTTAAAAAAGTATCACTATATTGTTTTGCTAAGGCATAATCTACTGTATTTAATACCATCTTAATTGATTCTCTTATACTCTCTCTATTCATTGCCATCCCCTTTCCAGCTTACGCCAAAGCCTTGAAGAAGAGATGTGAATTCAGCCAAAGCCATTTGAGCATCTTGACTCTCCTCATCCTGAAACTTAGCGAGATATGTAGAATAAGCAATAACCAATGGTTCAAATTGTTCTTCATAATTCCCTAATTCAGTCTCATCATATTTTCTTACATAATCTAAATGTATAACATCCCCAGTGTCAAATCTATTTATAAAGTAGAAATTTTTATCTTGTACAGCTGCGTAATCAGGAAGCAATATAGCATCTTTACCAGTCTTAATAGCACTAAGAAATTGTTTACCAAGTATAAAATATTCCTCTCCTTGATTAGCATTATACAAACCTATTAATTTACCAAAATCATCTGGTATAGCAATAGTATCAGGCATTGTATATGTAACAGTATCTTGCAATTTAGGGAAGAATCTTGGTTCTAATAACTCAGTAATTATACGCATACTCTGATGTATAAAATCAGTAGCCTCATCTAATGTTGGTTTAGTAGATGTTGTAAATTCTGTACCAAGCCTCCCACCTAAACTCGCAAGTAATTTATTTAGTTCCATAGATAGCTTTCTCCAATTCCTCTCTATTCATTTTGGTGTAGTTTGGAATCTCTTTTTCCTTAGCAAGCTTTCTTAATTCTTGCCAAGTTAATTTTTCTTTTGCTTCTTTTTTCATTCTGTAAAATTCTTTATATTTAGCTTTTTTAAAAAATCTTTCAGCAGTCCCATTATTATAAAACATTATTCCTCCTTTCATAAAAGGTTAAAAAAAGAAGGGGAGACTTACTCCCCTTCATAATAACTAAGCAGTCAATATCATCATAGAATTTTTCTTTAGATTAGATACACCTATTCCTTCATCACTGAAGAACTGGTCTTTCTGTCCATCAAAATCATTCTCTTGAATTGCTGTCTGATAAGTAGGATTACGATAGATAACACGATTAACCGTACCTTTATCAAGCAATAACATATGTCCACCATATCTACCTCTAAGCAGCGGATTCCAAACCAATCTAATCATACCTGCAGGAGTTTCTAATTCCTTGTAGTTATAACCGATTTTTCCTTCCCCACGTTCAGAGATATTAATTGTTTTACCGGTATTGCCAATAAATCCAGTGCCATTGCCAACTTTACTCCAGAAACTCAACGCATCCATGCCAACCTGCGCTGTAAGAGTTCCATCGTTAGGAATATACTGAAACATTTTAGCAGTATCATCGACAAAATTGTCATATTCATAATTGGCTTGACTACGAACAAATACGTTTTGAATCGGTGAATTATCGTCATTTATTCCATACTCATTAAACATAGGAATCATTCCCATAGTCGTACGAATAGGGCGACCGTTAGGTCCAGTAAGATGTCCAAGAGGAGCATCATTACCATTTACACGCCAACCAAAAAGATTCTTCCTTTCACGCTGAATCAGATGTTCACGAGCTTTATTTTGCTGCAATCTTACTAATTCATTGAGCTTAGTAGCACGAAGTTTAGCCATAGAATAAAGAGTACCTGTAATTTCTACAGGAGTCTTTTCTATCTGAGCTGAATTCCAGACTACTCTGGGCTGTGAACTCCAGGCTTCTGGAGAACGTGAACCTTCTTCACGTGCATTACCAATTATATGTACAGTATCAGTTTCGACTATATCAGCAGGTCCACCGTCAGTATTAGGTCCACCACCAAGATGCTTAAATGTTACATTTCCAGCACTATACGCAGTGATTAATGAACGTGATTTAATTACATTTGATGTATCTACAATCTCTACTTCTAACCCTTCAAGGTTAGTTCCTTCTGCAAGTGCAACAAACGAGGCAGCATCTACAGGTTGAGTTGTAGTAGAACCAGGAGTCTGCCCACTCCATGTACCATCTGTGATAGTACCAAATCCGAATTTCTGATTTACAAATGTGTCATCTTCCTCAAATAATTTATAATCTGGATCGTCCACATATTTTACAGGGACTTCAGATGCGAACACCAAAAACGGTGTTACACTTGGGTATAAACTCGCCATTGAGTACGGGTCAAGATACATATCTCTACGTTCCTGATAAAGTACTCCAGCTTCCCCACCCTGCCAAGAGTGAGATATACCTTGGTGAGTTTCATTATAATAACTTCCATATCCAGCCATTTTCTATTCTCCTATCTATTCTCCAGCCAGGCTACCCAAAAAACCCTCATTAGCTTTTATTTCATCTTCACCTGGAACATTTGCCAATCTATATGGCTCTGGTTCAGGTTCATGGTCTTCTTCTTTGCTATTAACGGTTTCATATACTTTATAAAGTACTTCTAAATTAGTACCCTCTGGGTTATTCACCCAGCCTTTGAAATCTTCTAACGTTTTATCGTCTAAATTATACATTTCCTTTACTTTATTTAATCCTTGCTGAATCTCTTTTTCAAAGTTTTCAGTTTTAACTTTTTCTTCAACACGTTGCAAAAGCTTTTCTTCTAAAGCCTTATCTCTCTGGGATAACAGATACTGAAAATATTTTCCTGAATCAGATTCAGGATTATGTATCTGAGTGATATCAAAATCCTCTGGTGGTTTAATCTCTTCCTGTCGTTGCTGTTCAGGCTTATTTAGATTTTCCAGAGTCTGAGAGACTTTTTGATTAAACTGCAACTGTTGGTTAAACATTTCAGTGAGCTTATTAATAGATTCAATGGAAGCACCTAACTGTTGCTCTACAAATTCTTTATTAATAACTTCACTGTCATTTTCTTTCTTTGAGCCTTTTAAATTAAATCCACTTGGCATATTTATTTCTCCTTATTAGAGTTACGTTCTCTTTCCTTCTTTAATTCGTACTCCTTGTCAATTAGTTTTTGGTTTAAGTTCTGTATTTCATCTTGTGATTTCTTTAATTCCTTTCCATATTCTTCTAAAGACTGAGATAATTGCTCTACCTGTCCAGCAAGTTGCCTTGTTTGACTCATGCGCTCAACTAGACCCTCTCTATCGAATATATCAACCTTCTTATGGAATTCTTCTAAATCAATAGCTCCTATTTGCAATAACTCTTTATATAGCTGTAATTCTGCCCACCTATTAGGTGGGGCTGTAGAACCTGCTATAGCCTTAACTCTATATGTACCTGTATTAACATCCATTAATTTCTTAATGGCATTCATATCGGTTCTATCAACTATATTAAGTTCTAACTGTTTCTCATTACCTTCTTGATCAACAATTATTACTATTTTTCCTTCATCATAAAGAGCTTGCATATATTCCCAAGCTATTTGTCCAAGCTTAGTAAGTGCGGCAGTTAATTGCCTTTGCTTTAGATTTAGACGTCTATTTCCATATTCTTCAATAGCTAATGTTGCGCTATAGGTATCAGGTGCAGATGCAGCATCACCTTGTGATAATGCGAATACTCCAGCAGTATACTCTATATCGTGCTTTGCAGTGCTTTCGAGTGTATATAGAGCATTTGGTAGAGGTACAGGTACATCTCTATGTGGCTTCTCATATCCTTTATTATACTCAAGTATGGACGAAGCCCTTCCAGCTTTACGTTCCATTTCTTCAATATCATCTACAGAACCTTTCTGTACCCACCAAGGGGCAGATGTAGAAACCTGGGCATGAGTGATCATAAGAGAGCGTCTCTTATTTATCTCCCTATTTAAATCTTTTAACAATCTAACCTCACCAAGAGGATAGACAGTACCAGTATGTATATTATAAAATGGAACAATAGGCCTTTTTGTTCCTGGAAGAGGTCTCTTCTCTTTTATAATATTTATACCAGCAATAACTTCTAAATATGGTTGGTCAACCCATACCTCTTTAGCCACCCATGTACCTAATTCCAAAGCCTTTAATATAACTGGGTCTGTTTGTAGAGTTTCCCATTCTTTTTTTGAATAATATTTAACTTGATTTGTTGCTGTGGTTACTTTAACCTTCTTAACTTTCTCTATTGTATAATCTTCTATTATCCTTATTTTCTTCTCCAAGATATCAAATATTTGTCCAGGACGCTTAATACCATTAACATCGCCCATGTTACTTAATATAAATCTTTCATCTTCAAACTCAGCTTGAGTTTCATCAAATACTTTTTCTTTACCTGGGAACATTTTAAGAAAGGCACTTCTTGTAACCATGCGTGTTATAAATATATGTTCTGCATCATATAAATCTAATCGGTGGGAATCCGGGTCTACGAATATCCATTCCGTGGGAATGTGTTCCAGACCAACATCAGGACTATCGTCAGATACCAAATCAGGATAAACAAGGACATATCCTACTCCTTTTATCAGTGTATCTTTTAGAACTTCCTGATATATTACTTGCCAATCGTTTCTATCTTGAATATGTGATAATATATCATTTCCATATTTAGCAACTTTTACAGAGCCATCTTTGCGAGCAGTAACTCTAAACTCTATATTTTTACCATTCAACATAGCTATTTGTTGCTGCACTATTGCATATATTCTATTGATAACAAGTGGAAATTGTGAACGTCTTTTTAATTCTAATATTTCATCATCCGTCCACATCTTGCCATAAAAGAAATCTGCATCAGTTGATATATCCTTACGCCATTCATAAGAATCATCACGATATTCTTCCCATTTTTTAAGTAACTCTTTTGCTCTTTCATCTATCATTATTTTTTATCCTTCTTAGAAGTAATCTCTTTGAGATATTCTAAATCAACAGATACATCCGCTTTGATACTATTAACATCTCCGTCGAATATACCTAATGTAATCTTACCATGGAATCCTTCTTTTTTCAATTGTTTTAAGTACTCATATACTTCTCTTGCGGTTACTACCATAATAGCTCCTTTCTGCTATAAAGCTGCCCAACTAATATACTTCTCCTTAACCTTTTCTTTGATTTTTCTTAAGGTGTGTGAAGGTGGATTTAAGAATTGTATAGAATAATAAAAAGCATCTAATGTATCATCATGTGCGCTCTTTGGAAATTCAAGCAATTCTTGTATAAATTCCTGTTGATCTCTCCTTACAAATACCTTCTTACTTGCAAAGAATGGTTGTAAACTTAATAGTCTTTGGCTCTTTGCGTTTTTTGGTTTAAACTCTTCGATAGGTATATATACTCTTTCAGCTTGACCTTTTGCTAATAAAAAATGCACCAAGGCCTCTTGATATGCTACAGTCTCTATAACTATCAAAGGGTCTCTCTCATATTTCATAAACATATCAAATATGTCGTTAATTAATTCAACTGGTTTAACTCTTTTTCTTGAATATTCTATAGCATAAATATTGCCCTCTGAGTCCATAGCCGAAACAAATATAACACTCCAGTCGCTTCGAGCACCAGTAGCAATAGCAGGATCAATAC